AAAATAAATGCAACAATAGACAGTATAGATAGTAGAGAACTTTTTCCTAATATACCTTTCAAAGATCAAAAAGATTGGGTTGATGCAATAATAAAAAACGACATATACAATGCCGCCAAAAAAAGATTTATCTTGGATGAAAATGGTAACATTACAATAAATAATGATGCGCCAGCGTATTATGCTGTTGCACCTGCAAAAGTAGTTAAGGCTTATAGAGGAGGAATGGGCGTTGAGTTACCTCCTAATGATCCAAGCAGGAGAGGTCAAATGGTTGCTTATGATATGCAATATGGAGGCCCTAACCTAAATGATTATACAGGGCAACACTTTACAAGTAATACAGAAGAAACTCTCAATAAAATTGCTAATATGAAAAATTCAAAAGTAGAGGTGGGTAAAGTAGTTTTTGGAGCAAATGGAGAAGTGGCAGATACTTTTATGATTGAGTTGACACCAGAAATGCTTTTACCATATAAAGCGTATAAAAAAGATGGTGGTCTAATTAAAAAAAGTATATTATACACACCGATAGTATCTATAGACAAATTACTGTCCCCAATAGGAGCCAATAGATGGTAGAAAAAGCAATACAAAATCCACAACAACCTCTAGAAGTTGAGGGAGTAGGAGAAGAAATACAATTACCTCAAACAGAAAATATGACCAAAGGAGTAGAAATACTTCAAGAAGATGATGGTGGCGTTACATTAGATTTTGATCCAAATCAAAAACAATCAGAGGGGGACTATTTTGCAAACCTAGCAGAATTTATGAATGATGATGTACTACAAAAGTTGTCATCAGATTTACAAAAAAACTTCGAAGACGATAAAAACTCAAGGTCAGATTGGGAAAAAACTTACAAAGACGGATTAGATTTACTTGGATTTAAATATGAGGAAAGATCTAAACCATTTGCAGGTGCAGCAGGTGTAACTCATCCTTTACTTGCAGAGGCTGTCACTCAGTTTCAAGCACAAGCTTATAAAGAATTATTACCACCTGGTGGACCTGTAAGAACAGAAATTTTAGGCGCACCAACTATGGAAACAGAACAACAAGCAGAAAGAATTAAAAGCTTTATGAATTATCAAATTACAACAGAGATGCAAGAGTTTGATCCTGAGCTTGATCAAATGTTATTTCATTTACCATTAGCAGGTTCTGCTTTTAAAAAAGTTTATTATGATTCTAATTTAGAAAGAGCTGTTTCTAAGTTTGTTCCAGCAGAAGATTTGGTAGTGCCCTATTTTATAACAGATCTAGAATCCTGTAACCGTATTACTCATGTTGTTAAAATGAAACATAATGATTTGAGAAAAAACCAAGTATCAGGTTTTTATAGAGATGTGGATGTATCAGGTGGCTCTGTAAACACAGATGAGATAAAGGATAAACAAGATGAGTTGTCAGGTGTAGAGCAAATTAATTTTGCAGAGGATGAGCACAACATTTTAGAAATGCACGTAGATCTTGATTTACCTGGTTTTGAAGACATGGGTGCGAATAATCAGAAGACAGGTATCATGGTGCCTTATATAGTTACGATTGATGAGGACTCTGGTGAGATACTATCAATTTATAGAAACTGGAATCAGGGTGATCCTTTAAGAAAGAAAAAAGAATATTTTACACATTTTAAGTTTTTACCTGGTTTAGGATTTTACGGTTTTGGTTTAATACATATGTTAGGCGGTTTATCTAGAACTGCTACTGCAGCTTTAAGACAATTAGTAGATGCAGGCACATTGTCAAACTTACCAGCTGGTTTTAAAGCAAGGGGCTTACGAATTAGAGATGATGATGAGGCTATCAATCCTGGCGAGTGGCGTGACGTAGATGCACCAGGCGGTAATCTACGTGAATCTTTAATGCCTTTACCCTACAAAGAGCCAAGTGCCACGTTATTTCAATTGTTAGGTTTTGTAGTTGATGCTGGTAGAAGATTTGCAGGTGTAGCAGATATGATGATGGGTGAAAATGCAGGTAGTCAGCAACAACCTGTAGGCACCACAATGGCAATATTAGAACGTGGTATGAAAGTTATGTCAGCCATACACAAAAGATTACACTACGCACAAAAAACAGAATTTAATTTATTAGCAAAAGTATTTGCAGACTACTTACCACCAACTTATCCTTACTTAGTACAAGGTGGAGAACAAACCATAAAACAAACAGATTTTGATGATAGAATTGATGTAATACCTGTGTCAGATCCAAACATTTTTTCTATGGCACAAAGAGTTACTTTAGCTCAGACTCAGTTACAATTAGCACAAACTAATCCTGAAATGCACGATTTAAGAGAGGCTTATATGAGAATGTACGCAGCTCTTGGAGTTCAAAACATAGAAAAACTATTACCACAACCAGCTCAACCACAGGCACAAGATCCTGCTATTGAAAACGCAGGAACTTTAAATGGTATGCCACCTATACCTTTTCCAGAACAAGATCATTCTGCACACATTCGAGCACATAGAGCGTTTATGTCCTCAGAATTAGTGAAAACCAATCCAGCTACAATGACAATTTTACAAGCACACATTACAGAACACGTAGGATTTATGGCTAGAGCCATAGTACAACAAGAGATGGAGCCTGAAATGCAAAAAATTATGCAAGAAACAGGAGGACAATTGACACCAGAGCAACAATTACAGTTACAACAGCGTACAGAAAGCGGTGTTGCAATAAGAATAGCAGAAATTATAGAACAAATGGTTGCAGAGGAGCAACAAATGATGGATACTGCTAGCACTGATCCGCTTGTTGACTTAAAACAACAAGAAATTGACCTTAGAAAAGAGGATTTAGAGCTAAAAGCACAAGCAATGGGCGAAAAACAAGCCTTAGATGAGAAAAAATTACTTCAAACAGATAAATTAACACGTGAAAAGATAGAAAGTCAGGAAGATATAGCTCAACTACGTGCAAATGTTGCCTTGGATAAGGCAGATAAGGATAGAAATGCCAAAAAAACTAGAAGCTAAGCTAAAAAGACGAGCAAACAAGAAAAACTTGTCAAAATCAGCTAAAAATGCTTATGTATATGGTACATTACGTAAAACAGGGTGGAAACCTAGTAAGGAGAAGTAAAAAATGGGTAAATTATGTCCAAGAGGTAAAGCTGCAGCAAAGAGAAAATTTAAAGTGTACCCCTCAGCATATGCAAATATGTACGCTAGTGCTGTTTGTAGTGGTAAAATTACACCAGGCGGTAAAAAAGATAAAAAAGCTGATGGTGGTATGATTGGTAATGGTAATAAACTATCCCAATCAAGAAAAAAAGTATCACACATGAACAATGGTGGTGTCGCTAGAGGTTGCGGAGCAGTCATGGAATCTAAAAGAAAAACTACTGCATATGCATAATGGCTAAAGATCCAAAAACTGGAACTGGTAAAAAACCTAAGGGTTCAGGTAGAAGATTATATACAGATGAAAATCCTAAAGACACTGTCGGTATTAAGTTTACTACTCCGAGTGATGCACGCAAAACAGTCGCCAAGGTGCGTAAAGTTAACAAACCGTTTGCACGAAAAATTCAAATCCTTACTGTTGGGGAACAAAGAGCCAAAGTGATGGGCAAAAATAAAGTGGCATCTATTTTTAAAACTGGTAAAAATAGTATAAGGAAACAACATGGCAAAAAACGGATTACGTAAATGGGTAAAAGACAATTGGGTAGATATTGCCAATAAAAAATCAGACGGATCATATCCTAAATGTGGTCGCAGTGGTGGTGAAAAAAGAAAAAATTATCCTAAGTGTGTGCCAATAGCAAAAGCAAGAGCTATGTCAAAAGGTCAAAAAGCTAGTGCTGTTAGACGTAAACAAAAAGCTGGTAATCCTGGTGGTAAGCCAACTAATGTGGCAACAATATTAAAAAAGAAAAAAAATAAAAAGGTGGCTTAATGGCTAAAACTCCAGCATGGCAACGCAAAGAAGGTAAAAGTGAATCTGGCGGATTAAATAAAAAAGGTGTTGAATCTTATAGAAAAGCAAATCCTGGCTCGAAACTAAAAACAGCTGTAACTACAAAACCTTCTAAGTTAAAAAAAGGATCAAAAGCAGCTAACAGACGTAAATCATTTTGTGCTAGAATGTCAGGTATGAAGAAAAAATTAACAAGCAAAAAAACAGCAAATGACCCTAATTCAAGAATAAATAAATCATTAAGAAAATGGAATTGTTAAATGGATAATGCAAAGATATCAAAGGTTACTCAAGAAGTTATTAGACAAGCTACTAGAATACATAAAGAACACTCTACCTCTGATGAAGATACAATTTTT